AAGACGGGTGGAAAACTTGGGGCCGCGTTTGATATTCATCAGTTATCCTCCAAATCAGTTTCGGATAACTGAGAATATCATGAAAAGTGGGGGAAATCATACGTGCTTACCGGAAGGACACAAAAGGTTCAGAAAATTGCATAACTACGAAAGCTTGTGACAAAAAACTTGAGACGTGATAATTTTCAAATGTAACCTGATGGTCACCCCATGCATAAAGACCGACCTGATTTCCTTCAGGCGGATAGGGAAGATCGCACTCCATTACAACAATATTATTTACTATTAGAATTGCCCTTTGCCCCTGCAATTCAACAACAAGCTCATAAGGAGAATTAGTTATTAAATTGCTAGAGCTTCCTAATGTTCGTAAACCTCGCCAACCACGACCCTCAGCGTATTCAGATAATACATATGCAGCATTATAGCCACCCAAGCCAAGAGAAAGATATTTCCCTTTTGAGGAACTATATCCAAACAAGATTCTTGCTGCACCATCCTTAGAATCTTGTAATGTAACTTTTATAGAAAGCCTTCCAGCACGCAATCTAAATGGACTTAAGACGAAACCATGTGGATATCGGTCATCGGTTGGACCTTGATATGATACATGATCATCTTCGATATTCCAGGAACCGGTGATAGGTGCCCAAGAAATATCTCCTTTTCGTTTTCGAGCTACCACAAAATGCTCCTTAATAAAATTAACAAACTGAACTTATTAAGCTAATGGGATCAACTGGAATACTGATCTATCCAATTAAAAACAAGCAGTTTCCTCAGCTTTAAATCCTTCTCTTTTAGCCCTCAAATGTTATAATTCGTAGCCTGTAGGATTAAATAATCATCTGAATCATTATTTTTTAATTAGCAATTCGTTGAGTTTAGCATCTTAGGACTATGAAAACAACACATCAACCGCTCCAACACATTCCGTTTAAGTTTGGTTTTCACTCATGTTATTCTGTCACTTCAGACTCACAACAATCCATATTAGAAAATCACATAAATCGGAAATTTCAAAAGCATAAGCATTCTGCTGATATTTTAACCGAATAGAATATTCAGGCCCCACAAGGGTGTTTTCTGTGTAATTATTGGCTTTTATACTCGTTGGACCAATTCACCAATTCAGGGAATATATCGTTATTGGAGTTTTTAGATAGTCCCACTTCCGTTGCACAATTACAATCTGACTTTCTTGCTGCAATTTATCATATCATTACATTTAGAGGAGAGATTGAACATGTTTACTAATCCCGTTAAAAGGTAGAGCTTGCCAATCACGCAAATAGGGTGGTAGATTTCGACGACTCACTCCCTTCAGATAGATCGGTAGAATATTCCTTCCCAAAGCCCAAGCAGCACTAATTTCTCTCAATACCCAATCACTTTTTATACTGTTTCTTGTTACTAACACCCAAAGGCTTCTAGTGTCAAGAAGGGCGGATCGGATTTCATCCTCCCATCTGAAACCAGGACGAATACTATTCTCAGCCATAAAGCACTCGAGATTATTGCTCTTTAATATATCATGAATCTCCTCTGCCTCCTTTATGTCCCTTGCGGAGTAGCTAAGGAAAACATCGTTAGCGAAGTTACGAACTGTTGAGCCAGGCACAGCGTGGGTTCTTGTTTCTATTTCCAAAGATTGCTTGAGCTGATTCGGCTCCAGTGTAAGGACTCGAGGTGTTTTCAGTTTTACATTTTCTAAACCAACTTTTGTTAGATGAGCTTTAACATTTTCCAGTCGCTTGCGTAAGGAAAGGCAATTTTTTTCCTTACTGTAATCCGCACGATAGGATCCTTCAGCAAAGAAATGAATCGTGCCCTTTTCCCCTCCTTTATCGAATTGTTGTACTCTCTGGGTGGCTCGCCATAAGTTTAGGTTTCTCAAACTATTTCTGATTATCAGTTCAATAAATCCTTTGGTAGAAATCGCCTTATTATCCGAAAATGATTGATAGTCTAAGCGAATTTCACAAAAATTCTTCAATTTTTTTTTGGGAATCAAAACAAATCGTACTGTTGACTCTTCATAATCCAATTCTGCGAAAGCACAAGTTGGAAAATCCATATTATTCCTACTCTCTAGACGCATAAGTGTTTGACTCAAGGAACTATCTTCAGTTCTCAATTTACCACCACTGAATTTTATATGAAAAGGTTCGTTTAATAATTCATTCCCTTTGGATTTTCTTTTCCTCTTCCTTCCTATTTCATAAGTATAGGCAAGTCGGTACAGCGGATTCCATCGCACTGAGTTACGTAAATGAGGATCTAGATGATCCTCAAACAGTACATCACTACACTTTTTCTTGATGGCTTTTATCGAGCGGAGAAGATGAGCATATGTTTGTTGGTAATATGAGTTTTCTTTATTAAAAGTAAGCGACTCTACCTGCTTGATTAACGATTCACAATAGACAGTAATCACCCATGTTGCATAGCGATGTCCAGAACGAGTACATTCTGTTGTTAATATCGAAACATTGTTCTCCTTCAATATACTCGACACCTTGCACAGGGTTTGCTTTTCATGTTTTAATCGGATAGTTAAATGCCCTGATATTGGCCACAAATGGAAAGGCACAGGCGTAAGGACAAAATCGTGATGATACTCAGGTCTCTTACGCACATTCGAATATCCGGGAAGCCTAAAATCAAGTGGCGGTGTATAATACAGACCAAATACCCTTGAATCTTCATAGATCGACAGGGGGCGGAGCAAGCTATCAGGTAATATAATTTCATTTTCATCAATATAGGCCAATCCACCATGGTTCATTATATAATCCTTAGTTGACGTCCTTGATTAACGTATTCAAATATATCCTTCCCGGTGAGCGTTAATACACATAGCTTTGTCAAACAAACACGATACAGGTTTTTTATTAACTCATACAAAAACATCTGCACTTGTCAAGCGCAAATGGGACCACCAAGAATACCCATCTACCCTTTTGAAAACAAGTCGATTACATTCCAGATCTCAGTTCTTTTATTTCAGACTTTCAAATGATATCATCCCCCTCTTTTTCAGCATATCCAACTGAGACTATATGAATAAATATCTCGATATAATCAACTTTGCTGTGACCCTTATGAAAAGGCCGAACTGATGTCTAAGCAGTCTCCGGTAATATTAAACTGAATATTTTTCGAAAAACTCGGGTGACCGGGTATGGCTTGGAAATGCGGCTTAGTATATCTCTTGTCCCGCTTCCTTATCACGGGGACAATCCGTATACAGTTTTTATAATCCCTGGAATTCTAAAAAAATGATCGCCTTCTTAAAGCTCTTTCCCTGAGAATCACCATCAATGGCATTTCAAAGAGCTGAGCTTTCATTGTTTTTGGGATTTTTCAGTGGTCCCACTTCCGGTTAACTAGTTCATACAGGCCGCATACCTTTCTTGTTGGCAAGACGCCATATGAAGTTTATGAAGGACTTACGCCTGCGAATTCGAAGCCACGACTTTAACCTCGGACTCACTGGCCACGCGGTAGCCCATGCGCCGCACCTCAAACGAAAGTCAACGGACAGACTGGAGCAAAGTTCGTTCTGACCGTTGCTTTCCTGGAAAACAGAAAACATCTTCCGATCATTGAACTGAGAAAAACGGCTTAACTATATTCAAATATAGAAGTTTTCCCGTAGGGACATTCTGCTTTCATATTATTTTTTGTTTTTAAAGAGCTGAAAATTCACATCTGCTATGAGTTCAGTAGGGTGTTTTTTCGGTTAATTTTTGGCTTATAGATTCGTTGGACCACTACATTCCTTCCTCCTTTTCCAGGCTTTGCCAGGCGCACTAACAAGTTCATTTGTTATTATGAAGAAGACGCATAATTACTTCTTTTTTACTACGCGGTGTTAACTCGCTTTTCAAGGCAAGGTCTGCAAGAAATGAAAGCTTTTTAAGAGCATTTTTAGAAGGTCTGCCTTCAACAAGTTCATTAGTCATCAAATTAAAATCTTCTTTGAAACAAATATCATCATCAGCAATATCATCATCAGCAAAACAATTAAAAGTATCTAAAAATAATAATTCATCTTCATCAACATGAACCTCCTCATCATCCTCTAAATCACTGGGTGATCCATCACGTTCTCTTCTTCCAACAAAACCTGGTGCCTCATTCCGTGTTGACTCAATTGCTTTGTCTAACAACAACGTCAAATCACCTTTTATTTCTGCATAGAAATTGCATACATTTAACCACCAACTATCTCCAATTTTTTCCCACAATAAGTCAATGGGATTATCTTGGTTTAAGGATCTAGCAACAAGAAACTCTTGATATGTTAAATGACCAAATGATAAATTTCCTACTTCATCGATTTCAAGAAGACCTCTGTGTATACAATCAGTTAATAGTGCATCAGGATCATGATGAAAATCTGCATCATAATATTGCGATGCAAGTTCTAAAGCTTCACTACGTCGCCCTGATCGCTTACCAGACTTGTGATATAATAAACTTAGAGCCATTAAAAAATGCCAATACTTTAACCTACGGCTTCTTGGCATTGGTGGAGGGCCTTCCGTTGGATTTCCTTTCGCTCTCTTAGCTGTATCCCAAGCACCAAGGAGAAGTTCAAATCTTCTTTCATATAGCTCTATTTGAGTAGATGGTAGATCGACTTCATGAGAATACAGAGAACATAACACTGCTGCAATTAAAGGAGTCCTAGCTGCACTACGCATAGATTCGTTATCTCTTAGCCAATTTTTTAGACCTTTTGAAGCACTGGGTGAAGCTGTGAACCATCGGTCAACAAATAAATTTAACCTGCGATTATCGAATGGCTTTAACTTTAAGGCAAGAGCTTCCTCCCATTCGATTCCGAGTTCATAAACAAACGTTGAGCGACATGTCACAATAAATTGTGTCTTTGTATAAAGCTGGGAGAGTTCCATGATTGCATCCATTAATTTAACCGCTCTCTTCCCTGCCTCATCGAGCCCATCAAGAAACACACGACATTTTCCTTCACTAAGGAGTTGCTCAATCTCTACAAGAGATATCTTAAGCCCATAGTTTAAAGCTGATTTGCGAATCTCAGCTAATAAACCAGGTCCGTCATTAGCGCTCACGTCTACTAATGAGATTGTAAAAGGTGTTCCATAGGCCCTAGATAATGCAACTGATTTTGTTAGCCACCTTATAAGTGTAGTCTTACCACCACCAGGTTCACCAAGTATAAGAAATGGAGTTTGAGTTAGAAGCAGTGCGTGCACTGGAAACGCAACTTCGTCCATAGGAGTTGCATTAGGTACCCAGGTGAACAGTTCACGATAATACTCTGTGGCAATTTCTCATTGTTCAAGTTCACGGTATCTGCCGATTGCGCTCACAAGGTCGCGAAATGGATCATTATTAACTTTAAACGGTATATTTTCAGACTCTGCCCTCTTTTGTATCCGAGAAACTGGATCTCTTAATGATTTCTGAGCAGCAATGGTAACTTTGTCAAATAAGATATCGTAATCTGTTCCTTTTGTACGTTTTACTTTAATAGTCGCCTTGTATTTTTTAGCGATCTTTTTTGCTTTTACAATTTCGATATCACTTATATTTTTAATCCTTTGCCATTTGCGGGGTTTTACAGTTTGTCGGATTGCATAATCAACTCCAGGACTTTTGTTTTCTACTGAAAGATCAACATATATAGAGTTTAAGTCTATAAGTTCTCCAATTCCAAATGCTGATGATTCTTTAACATAACTCATTGTTTTTGTAACAGCGGTTCGATATCGTACTTCGTTGCTCAATCCTTCAAGTACACATGGGATATGTTTTATTGCTTCGCTTACAAGAATTGGTCCGTCAATGATAGTAATATCACGCTGTTCTAAATCTTGAAACTGTGCAAGGTTGTTGTTCAGTACGTAAACATTAATTGCAAAGGGTGTAATGAAAATGAGTCTATCTGGAGGTCTACACTCACTTGCGAGTGGATCTGTTACGGGCTCCAAAGCAGCTTGGATAAGCTGACTTCGCAGGTGAGTGAATGAGTTTGTGTTAGTCTGTTTTCCGCTAAACTTATATTTTTTAAGTTGAATGGCATATAACTTTGATCGACCAATTTCACTCTTAATTGCAACTAGATCTCTTCCTTTCTCTATTGGTCCTGATGTATCCCTAACATGTTCGAAGCCTTGTGAAAGCAACAGGGGTTCTACGATCTTTAACTGCAACTCTTTTTCTGTAAGTTCGGTTATTTCTTTAATTATGTCTTTAATAAAGTCATTATTTTGATTGATATTATTAGAGCTTTTATTTTGCTTATTCATAGTTACTCAGTTCGTCTAATATTTATAAACTGTACTGGTCTAGCGTTCTTCTCTGAAGACCTTATCAGCTCAAACAAACCTTAATTTCTAAAATGACCATATGTTACAATTTCCCTCTAAGAGGGCAAAACGCCAACTCCAGGAGATTCTTATATGGCTGATTATTCCATCCTTCAGATCTCCCGGTAATGGTCAAAGCAAATCTGATTTGCTTCTTGGAAGACAGAAAACACCTTTTCACTTCTGTTTCATTAAAGTGATTCAATTATTTTTCCACTATTGTCCTTAACTAACTTCCCAAATTTAGTAATTAATTCCTTTGTTTTACTTGTATCTTCCTCGATAATTTTAATTCTAAGAAGTCCAGTACCGGCATAATTACTTTTCTCAATATCCTCAGGCTTTGGAAATCCTGCTAAAAATCCAACTTTACTATTTAAACCATTATCAGGCGTAAAAAACTGATCCTCATCATTTAGATTGACTAAAGGAAGTTCAAATGTCACACTTGCATTTGATTTAACTGTTAAAGATTTTTTTTGGTTATTTTTATCATCATTAATAGATCCATTAACCCCATCGACTTTATTTAATGAATGCACATCTAATGTTACTGTTAATTTTACTTCTTCTGTGGTTTCCCTTAATGCATGCCACCAAAACAAAGGAATATATGACCACCATCTATTTGAAGCTACTTTAGGTTTAGAGCTTTTTAAACTAAAATAAATTGGTGCAATCATGATAGATTCACCATCTCTTGCATTTCCAAGACCAATAGCAAGCTGAAAACATTTACCATTAGTGGTTTCACGTGTTAAAAGAATGCATCTATAGTTCTGTTTCCATTCAGTGCCCTCTTTTACCCAAAACTCATCAAAAGCAGCAACATAATTCGTTTCGACTTGATAACGATTAAGCTCTTTATCTGCTTGGTTAGTAATAAAATCAACAACCAGGCTTGCCCCAAAAGCAATTGCTGTATCTATAAGACCTTCTGCTTCATCAACGCCACTATTCTCCGTTGCCCCTTTTGCTTTTTTATCGTCAGTATTCCCCTCTGCTCCTTCTACTTTTTTGTACATTTGTTTATAATAATCACTTAATAATTTTTCATCATTCTTATCATCTATCAGATTCTTTTCATCCAACTCGCTCGTGTTTAAGAATTGCACTTTAGTTTTTTCTTTTGACCTATCATCTGATTTAGGGTGAATTGGTAGCATTATGCTACACCCAGTAAAGAAAAACATAATAACAATTATCAAATAGCTATTAAATCGTGCCATTTTCCTTCTCCTTGTATAAAATATGAGTCATATTTAATAGTTTGTTTTAATAATTCTATAAATTAACAAGTTTATTGTCTCCTTCAAACAACCAACATATTCATAATGAATTACATTCTGTCGAAACATTCTCATAATTCAAATCGCTTTTCATTAATTTTAGATCAGTATTTGAATTGTCATCTCTACAATCACATGATATCCCGAATAATGATTTAGTTGTTGTCCCGAAAATATACGTCCCCCTTACAGAACATGGATTTACAACCTCCTTGAATCTTCACCTTACGAAAGTTAGTTTACCTGGATAATTACATTAGTTATTTATTGTATTTAATCACAATTGTATTTCACTCAAGCACCCTCAATATTTTTCTAAATAACAAATATTGTGTTAATAAATCTGCATCTAATAGTGGAATCCATTCTTCTTCAAGTAATCTGTTCTTTCCGATTAATTAACCTTCTAATTTAACTCTCTCATAATTCAATTTGTTTTTCAAGAGAATTGGATTGGTATTTGAAGTGATATTCTTAACAGTCACATACTGCCGGAAATTAGCCTGTTTTCCAGCAATCATCCTAACATCGGGAACCGGAACTTCACCGGATTCGGGGATTTTGGACGCATTATTCATCATCACTTCTGCCGGACCAGAATTTCACCGCAGCTTCACCAAAAACAGTGTTTTTCAGAACGACAAACTAAAGGCGACCGTATTATCCTTTATGCTGTAAAGGCTTACGTTAACATCTCCTACTATATATACATACCTATTTATACATCCGGTGAAATATCGTCCTTATATTCTAAATAGTAGATAGTTATAACGTTTTATTATTTGACAATACCCTAACAACTTATTAACATATATACGTGTTATTTGAGGCTAACTCAGTTAGTCTTACCTGTCTTTGATTGTATATATAGGGGTATTCAAAAAGCCATGGATAACAATCACGAACTACAGTCACCGGATACAATGAATGTTGAATGGACGCCGATCACCAGCCTGTTCTGCAGTCCGTCAAATCCCCGTATCAACGACAACGCAGTCCCCCATGTGGCGGCGTCTTTAAAACGGTTCGGATGGCGACAGCCTATTGTTGCAAAGCCTACTGGTGAAGTGATAGCAGGAAACACCCGGTTGAAAGCAGCGCAGTCTATCGGCATGACAGAGGTCCCGGTGGTTCGGTTTGATGGTGATGATATCGAAGCCACTGCTTTCGCCATTGCTGATAACCGGACTCATGAGTTCGCTTCTTGGGATGATGAATCACTGGTTCAACTGCTGAATGAGCTTCGTGCTGAAGATGCTCTGGACGGGGTTGGATATTCTGATGAAGACATCGATTCTTTACTTTCAGAACTCGAAGACGAGAACTTCACCCCTACTGACATCGATGATCCTGGACCTGACACTCCCCCACTCAACCCTGTCGCTAAACCTGGGGATATCTGGATACTGGGTGACCATCACATCCTGTGCGGCGACTCAACCAACCCGGATGATGTAGCACGGGTTTTGAATGGTGAAACAGCTTCTCTGCTTTCTAGCGATCCTCCATATGCCGTCGGCTACACTGGCATGGACCGTCCTATCCATGATGGCAAGCCAAGCGGTAAGGACTGGACTCACGTCTATCATGAAACGGATATCAAGGACCTGAGTGAGTTCATGGACAAGGTATTCACTGCTTGTCTTCAACACATCAAACCCGATGCCGCCATATACGTTTGGCATGCTCATATCCAGCAACCGACTATCGCCGCAACCTTCGAGAAGCATGGACTTCTTCTCCATCAGGTTCTCGTCTGGGTGAAACCTACAGCCACATTCGGACATTCCTATTATCGCTGGCGTCATGAACCCTGCGCGTTCGGCTGGTTGAAAGGCCACAAGCCTACTCATGGGATGGGTCAGTTGGATTCTATCTGGGAAGTGGACTGGGAAGGCAAGTCCCGCGTTGTTGGCAATGAACATCCAACTCAAAAGCCGTTAAGACTATTTGAAATACCGATGGAACAACACACAAAACCTGGCGCTGTCATTCTCGAACCGTTCTCAGGGAGCGGTAGCCAATTGATCGCCGCTGAGAAACTCGGTAGGAAATGCAGAGCAATAGAAATAGAACCGGCGTTCGTGGACGTAGCTATAAACCGCTGGATGAAGGCTACTGGTAAAGAAGCAGTGCTCGATGGGACGGACAAAACGTTTGAACAAATGAAAACAGAAAGGACAGGCTCATGCTGTACTGGCTGACATCAATAGCCGCTCTCGTTGGAGTGTGGCTCAATATCAAAAAGCATGTGTCCTGCTTTTATATTTGGGCTGTCACTAACGTAATCTGGACCTATGCTGATTTCAGTCACGGAATCTATTCCCAAGCCACACTGCAGGCCGTTTACTTCATGCTCGCCATATACGGCATTCACAAATGGAAGAACCGCAAGCTCATCAATGGAAAGGAGAAAAACCATGGCTAAGATTCCCCATGATGCGTTCATGTTTTATTTTGGTCTCGGACCTGACCGCAGTTATCAAGCCGTGGCGGATAGATTCGGCGTCACGAAACGGACTGTGTGCAGTGTGGCGAAGAAAGAAGGTTGGCAGGGAAAAGTAACAGAGCTTGAACAGAAAGCCCGTGAGGCCACTGAACAAGAGGCTGTCGAGTCCCTCAAAGCCATGAACACCCGGCACCTCAAATCGATTAGAGTGATTCAAGGAAAAGCGCTTGAAGCCTTAAGAAGTAAGTCACTCACAACAGCCTGGGAAGCGGCCAGGGCTCTTTCTTTAAGCATAAAAGAGGAACGTTTGATACAGGGTGAACCGACCGACAGGAGTGCTATTAAGGTGGAGGATGTAATTCGCAAGGAATACGACCGGTGGTTGAGTAGCACAAGCGATATCAAAACGGGGGGTGATGATGCAGACGACACAGACGCTGAATAAGATAACATTTTTCAAAGATCTGGGATACGAGCCGCATAAAGGACAGCAGGAAGTACACGCTTCCACAGCTCATCGTCGGATATTGAGCTGCGGCGTACGCTGGGGCAAGACCTTATGTGCTGCAATGGAAGGGCTTGCAGCCGCTCTGGAGCCAAAGAAGCGGTCTATGGGATGGGTGGTTGCTCCTACTTATGAACTGGCGGACAAGGTTTTCAGGGAACTCGTAATCCTTACGGCGGAACATCTACGACATCGAATTGTAACTTTAAAAGAGGGCGAGAAGCGCCTTATCATCCGCAATATGGCTGGCGGGATTTCCGAAATCAGGGGGAAGTCGGCTGACAATCCGGTGTCGCTCCTCGGCGAAGGTTTGGATTGGCTGATTGTCGATGAAGCGGCACAACTAAAACCGAAAATCTATGAGTCATACCTTAGCCAGAGGCTGATCGACAAGAAAGGTTGGGCGCTCCTGATTTCAACTCCAAAAGGCAAAGGTTGGTTTTACGATCTTTACCGTCTTGGTCAGTCTGATGATCCCGACCATCAAAGTTGGAATTCCCCATCCTGGAGCAATCCCTATCTTGACAGGCAGTTGATTGAAAAAGAAAGGATGAAAGTTCCAGAAAGCGTCTTCGAACAAGAGTATGGCGGTAAGTTCATTGAAGGGGCTGGTGCGGTCTTCAGGAAAGTTCGAGAAGCAGCCACAGGCGGATGGCAAGAACCAAGAAGGGGCGAGGGTTATAGCGCCGGATTAGACCTCGCTAAGGTCCAGGATTTTTCAGTTTTGGTAATCATGAACGCTAATCGGGAGGTCATGCTCGTGGACCGGTTTAATAAGCTCGATTGGAATATTCAGGTTAACCGTATTCAGGCTACAACAGAAAAATACAACGATGCTTATGTCCATGTCGATTCGACGGGAGCGGGCGAGCCTGTGTATGAAGCCCTCCTAAATGCAGGAATCCGCTGTACACCTTACACTTTTACTCAAAAATCCAAGGCTGCATTAATAGATTCTCTTTCTATTATCTTCGAGAAGGAGTTAATCACTCTACCACGTCCTGATCTTTTTCCAGCAATGGTTGAAGAGCTCGAAAACTTCCAGTACAGTGTGACCGATCAAGGGAATGTCAAGAGCTCAGCCCCGTTCGGGTACCACGATGATTGTGTTATAGCTTTAGCCTTAGCAGCGTGGCCGCTCCGAAAAGACTATGATTATGACTGGATGTTTGACCCTCTTTCCCATAATACAGAGGGCTGGCCTGAGGGCGGTTCATCTATGGGCTCATTTGTTCCTGGTTTTACATGGTAGTCATGACTTCCAGATAAAGCGCACTCTATCAGGCATCTTAAAAACCATCTTATTCCCCACATTTCTATTGAATACATTTCAGGGATTCTGATCAATGGAGCGCTGTATTAACCTTTGGTTCCACTTCAAGGAGGGCGCTATGAAAATCCAGGAAGCGTTAGAGAAATTCATCATTCAGCTTAAAGCGAATGGGCGCTCTTTTCATACGATCAATCAATACGAAAGACATGTTAGTTTGTTTGGCCACTGGATGGTCAAGGTTGAGCGTAGTGCCATCATCAAATCGATTTCGCATAAGGACGTAGCTTCCTTTCTCGTATCTTCTATGGCGCGAACACGGCGTTACGGGGGCGTTAAAAAAGCGGTTTCGATGAACGCTCTACGAAGTTCGTTAAAAGGTTTCTTTCAGTATCTTCATAAGGCAGGCTTAATCACACAAGATCCCACACGGTTGACGAGAAGGGCTATCTGCGGTACTCCCCCACCGAGGACACTCAGTGATGCAGATAGAAAGAGGCTATTCGATCTGCTTGAGAAAGGCTTGGGATTTGAAACTAAAAGAGATAACGCTTTATTCAAGCTGATGATCGAGACAGGGATTAGGTTGGGCTCAGCGATTGCACTCGATGTTGAGGACGTTGACCTGGATAATAATGAGATTTGGCTTAACAGCACCAAAGGCGACCGTCCAGAAAAAGCGTTCATCCCTCCTTCAATTCATACTTTTTTGTTCGACTTAATAGCCATGGTAAAGTCTGGCCCCCTCTTCACTGCAAGGAATGGTAAACGGCTTTCTATACGTCACATTCAACGCAGGTTTCGGATTTGGCAGGAAAGGGCTGGGATTAAGAGGATGGCGTCGCCACATATCCTACGGCATACTTTTGCAAGCCGGTTATACCAACGCTCAGGTGATATCTTTTTAGTAAAGCAAGCATTAAAACACCGAAGCATTACCTCAACCCTCATCTATGCACACGCTGATGAATCTCGACTCAAACAGATCTTATCTATTAATTAAAGAAAGTGAATGTTAGGATAATCAAGACTGAATCCTTATGATTCCATTATTTGATGGGGATTCAGCCTTATCGTTAATTGTAAAGGTAGTAAACTGTGTAATATTGCAAACAGGACAACAAAGCATGTCTAATTATGAGCTATATCCCAACGAGATCATTCAGATTTGCGAGAATATGGAAACTTCATTACATGAGTATACAAGATCAATTTCGCGAGCTATTGGTCATAATAAGGACTATCAAAAAGTAGATAAATTCCCTGACCTTGTAGAGATGGCATATCAAAATGTTGAGAATACATTTATTCGGTTTAAACCAATACTTGGTCTTTGGGAAGATCTTAATCTTTTTATGAATTGGAATGATGTGCCAACCTATAAGGACGTTACGTGTTATCGTGATTTAATCATACTGAATGAACAGAGAGCGCTACCTATCCTACCCAGTGGAGAAAGAAATCCCATTTATGAAGAGATAAATGGATACTTCACTGATATCAACACAGTTTTGAATAAAGCGAGACAGCAGACTGAAATAGTAGTTATTACGAATGCCCAGGATGTTGAAAAGATAAGAAACCATGGTGTATCAAAAGTGTTGAAACCTAATTGGGTCAATAGAAAGAAATTAGAAGAAAAAAAACAATGCGCAAATGAAAATCCGAATATTGGCTCAGATGGTCCACCAACTCAAATAAAGTCAAGTGATCCAGGAGAGCTTGTTATTAAAATATCAGATTTCCTCCGCATAGTTGATCCAAAAAGTAAGCGCAGCATTCAAAATGAAGCCTGGAGAAAGAATCTATCTTTAGATCCATCAAAGCCGGCAGATAAAATAGGTAAAGCTCATCACTATAATCTTCATGATTTATATGCTGACTACAAAGAGAAAGTGAATCCATCAATAGATACTCCGCTTACAGAATTTAAGATTTACTGCTAAAATCCATCTAAAAAACCGTCCTCAGAAAGTACTTAAAAGTAAAAAAAAGTACTCAAAAGTACTTCAAAGTACTCAAAAGTGAAAAGTCACTCTTCAAGATCTCATGACAGCTTCCGTTATTATAGGTAGATGCACAATGAACCTTAATAGTGGAGGCGTAAATGTCGGACAATCTTGAACTCCCAACAAAGTATCTCAATGAGAAGCAGGTTAGTGAATTAACTGGTTTGGGTTTGTCAACACTCAAGAATCATCGCTTTGAAAAGAGAGGAATACCTTTCGTTAAGGCGGGTCGTTCAGTTCGCTACAACTCCAAAGATGTCCTTGAATTCATGGAATCCAACAAAGTGATTCCAATTCATGAATAAGGAACTGAGTTATGAATTGGATACTGCTTTGCAAAGAGTTTGTGGTGGAGAGTGAAGAATGAGTTTCGCATATCTACCTGAATCCGTTATGTCTAAATGGTCTCAGCTATCGCCATCAGCAAAAGCTGTTGCCGGAAGCGTGGCGAGCTTCATGGATGGACAAGCGACAGGTTGTTGGCCCAGTATCAGTACGCTCAAGAAACATTCTGGATTGAAAACTGAAAGGACTGTTCGAAAAGCGCTACAAGAATTATCAGATGCTGGAATACTGATTAAAAAGAAAAGGTCAGGCCAGTCAAACCTATTCTCATGGGCTAAACCCCTGACATCCAATGCAGGGGGTGCAACAGATGCCACCCCTGACATCCAATGTAGGGGGACCCCCTACATCCGATGCACCGAACCCCCTACATCCATTGCACCCCTAAGGATACCAAAGAAGGATACCAAGAAGGATAACTCACAAAAATCTTCTGGTACAAAGAGCGACCATCCAAATGATGGGCATATCTGGAAATGTTGGATTGGCAAAAATAATGATGCTGGAAGACGAGCTCCGGTTAGGAATGGACCAGATCTGAACACAGCTAAACGACTCGCTGATATGGTCAATGCCAAAGATTTCACTGAAGATGAATTGATGCAATGCATGGAAGCTTATCTTTCCGATCCAGATAAATGGCTCAACGATAATGGACATGCTCTACGGTTTCTTCCTGGGAAAATAAACACTTATCTGAATTCAGACTATCATGCGCACTCCCTTGAACATAAACGCTCTGAAGATGAGTTTGCCGCCGCCTCTCTTGCATATGCAGAGAGTGGATTTGAAGAATCCATAAGTGCAAAAGACCAAGATGGAAAACAGAACGCCAAGCTTTCGGAAAGGAATCCAGTGTGACAATTCAAGAGATGTCCACTTCCAAGTCACTGAATCAGTATGCAAGCATTGTTTGGACGTTAAAAGACCTGATTGAAATTCGCGCCCTGCCTACGAAAAGAAAAAATGGCTATCATCCTGAGTCTCTCTGGATTTTTGCTGAAGAGCTACCAAATCTGACTGACCGGCTTATGGAAATGAATAACGCCGGATTGAATATATACGCAGGAGTCTGTCCTCGGAAAGCAGAAGGCTCTGCGACTGATGTGGAAACCTTACCTGGTTCAGTTCTATGGACTGATTTTGATCACATTGAACCTCGTGAAGCATGGGAGCATGCCATTGGGGTAGGAATGCCTCGTCCGACTATGGCAATAAATTCTGGTAATGGATGCCACTTATATTGGAGGTTGAATAATAAAGCGCCTCTGGATGAACTATCAACCCTCGTCGGTGATATTGCAGCACACCTCGGAAGCGACCCTAGTGTGAAAAATCTTTCCAGGATAATGCGATTGCCGGGATTCATGAATCTCAAAGATCCTTGCGCCCCATGCAAATTGCTTCATGCTGAGCCTAATACTCGATATGATTTTGCTGAGCTCAGAGATGCTGTTCCTCGAGTGAGACAAGAGCCGTCTGCTGTCAGCATTGCTGGAAATAATAATCTCCAAAAGCTCTCAAGGAGCATCACCCATCCTTCCAGTGAGAGTACTTCATTAATCGAGCGCGGCAGAAAATACGCCGCTAAAGTACAGGGAGCTACTCCAGGCGGCAGAACAAACACTGCGTTCCGATTAGCGGCGGCTCTTCATAATGACCTTGGGCTTTCTGAGTCCGAGACTTTGTCAGTCCTCACTGAATGGGATATGTCGGCAAACTCGCACTCAATTTCAACAGATTACGGCCCCGATGAGCTTCCCAAGATCATTAGAAATACTGCTAAGTATCACAAAAATCCTCCAGGCGCGCTTGTGGATGCGAAACAGCCAGTTACAGCTTCTCAACAATCAGGGATTAAAATACAACTTCCATCTGAATCTCCGTGTTCAACATTAGCAGATGAATTCGAGGCAGAGGGTTTGGGATTGCGAAAGACGATTCCATTTCCATGGGCAAGATTGACGGATATAACTCGCGCTCTACGACCAGGAGCGGTCACAATCATCGCAGGACCATCAGGTCATGGAAAAAGCTTTTTTGCTCTCCAAATCGCCGCACATGTTCACAAGAACAACGAGAAGTTCGCCTATCTGATATTAGAGGATAGAAAAGTTGACTTCGAACGGCGATTACTTGCTTACCTTTCAGATTCCTGGGAGGTTATCAATGACACACAAGAAGGCGCCGATTACCGAAAAAGTATTTTGCATCAGTACGAACATGAGCTTCAGGAGCTTTCAACGAATGTCGCAGAAAATCCAAGATTGCCAGTTAAAAGGTCTAATGGTTTACCTATCATTCCACCACTACCATATCAGAATGTCATAGACTGGGCTGCAGAGGTGATGAATTCCTCACGAGTGATCTTCATTGACCCACTCGCTCAGATTGATTTCGGGGAACGTCAGGAGTGGAAAGGGCAAGGGGATTTCATGCGTCAAATCACTGGCATGGCGGCGCATTTCGGATCTTCAATCATTTTAGTTACTCATACAGTCAAAAGAGGTGGAAGAAATGGATCACTGCCTCTAACGGGGGAGGATATCCAAGGGGCGGCTGAGATAAAGCGACTCAGCCATACTATCCTGATGCTTGATGTCCATGATGAAAAAGAATCAGAGGTATGGAGAGGCGGGGGACATAGAGAGACGGTTCTTCATAATAAGACAGTTATTGTTGATAAAGCCCGAAACGCTTCAGGAAAAGGGAATAGAGTTGCATTCAGTATGGAAAGCCCTGTGTTTCAGGAACTAGGTGTCATAGCGCCAAAAGAGAAGAAGTGCAATCCCAATTCACTGGGAAAAGGCAATCCATCAGACCGGGCTTATAAGGATTGATCCATGAGGAATCTAAGAGTGTGCAAGAGAGACTCTAAGCAAATGGAAAAGCACATGATAATCGACCTCCAGAATACTTCAGTTATGGCGCCCGATGAGAGACTGCTGGAAGTTGCCGCTATACTTGCCATCGGATATCGAAAGTTTAGAAAATCCATGACAAAACCTGTAGTCTCCCCCACTGATGTTCCAGAAAACCGCCCATTAACCCGAGAAAGCTCTGGATTTCCCGGTCCCCCAGAGGCTTCATCGTCCTCGAACTTAACAGAGTTGGAGAATGCATCATGAAGCTAAACATTACTGAACAAGTAGAGAAATTAGAACAGCTCACGGTAAATGAACTCAGAATTAAATATCAGGAACAATTCGGTGAAGAAACGAGGTCGCGTAATAAGCCGTACTTGGTCAAACGGGTGCTCTGGCGAATGCAGGCCAATGCGCATAGCGGTCTCTCTGAACGCGCGCGCCACAGGGCTGTTAAAATCGCCAATGAAGCCGATTTAAGGCTCATAGCGCCTAAGAACGCCATTAAAACTGATGGCGCCTACAAAGGCGAATACGGCGCTCACAAGCTATCGTTAAAACTACGTGACCCACGTCTACCAATGCCTGGAACTGTGTTAACCAGAGAGTACAAAGGCGAGACGCTGCATGTCACTGTACTTCGAAAAGGATTTGAGTTCCAAGGCGAAGTGTACCGTTCGCTATCCGCAGTGGCTCGGAAAGTTTCCGGCAGCCAGTGGAATGGATATCTGTTTTTCAATCTTCAAAAGAGAACAAAGAAGAAATGACAAGAGCTTCTAAAAGTTGTATGGAAAACCAGCGTGAGACCATCATGTGCGCAATCTATACACGCAAGAGCACTGATGAAAACCTGGATTCCGATTTCAACTCTCTGGATGCGCAGCGGGAAGCCGCCGAGTCATTCATCAATAGCCAAAAGCATGAAGGCTGGTCTCTTCATCCTGAACGATATGACGATGGTGGAATCAGCGGCGGGACCATGGACCGGCCTGCTCTCAACCAGCTGCTCAAAGCTGTAGAAGCTGGGATAATACACTGTCTCGTGGTCTACAAGGTGGATAGGCTTAGCCGCTCATTGCTCGATTTCACTCGTATAATGGAAATCCTTGACCGCAACCACTGTTCGTTCGTCAGTGTCACGCAGCAGTTCAACACCACCCACTCGATGGGTCGGCTTACACTGAACATCCTGCTTAGTTTTGCTCAATTCGAGCGTGAAATCATCTCAGAACGGACCGCTGACAAAATGCGTGGAGCAAAACGTAAAGGTAAATGGGTAGGCGGATTTCCAATACTGGGATATGACATCGCTGTTCAAGGCGGCGCTCTTGTCATCAATGAAGACGAAGCTGAAAAGGTTCGTGCAATATTTGACATTTATCTTGAGCGGCGGTCAATCACATCCATTGTCCAAGAGTTGAATCGACGTGGCTGGACTACAAAGAAATGGATTTCAAAAAAAGAAATCGTGCATGGCGGAAAAGAATTCAACAAAGCATCTCTTTACCGGATGCTCACCCACCCCGCCTATATCGGCCAGGTTAAGTACAAAGACGAGTTATACGAAGGCGAGCATGATGCTATCGTTGATGAACCGGTATGGCGTAAAGTTCAGAGTCTGTTAAAAAAGAATGGCGGACAGTGCGGCGTGAAGAGAAATAAATATGGCGCATTGCTCAGGGGTGTTCTCTACTGCACACCCTGTGACTCGCTCATGGTCCATACCTCTACAAAGAAAGATTCCAGGCGTTACCGTTATTATACCTGTAGCAAGGCGCACAAGCAGGGATATGATGCCTGTCCAAGCAAATCGATTCCAGCCAATGAGATTGAACGATTCGTTGTTGAGCAGATTCGCGGTATGGGAAAGGACCCTGTACTGGTGGCGAAGACCGTCGAGCAAGTACGCATGCAGCACTCAAATCACATCGATAGCCTGGAACAGGAAAAACGGATTAGTGAGAAAGAAATCCGTCGAATGCATGATGAGATTAGAAATGTTCTGAACCGGAAGATAGAGAACTCTCTGATTGCTGAGCTTCTTGCTGATCTGCAGGACCGTATTAGAAAAGCGGAAGAACGGCTCGCCTGGATTAAATGTGAGATTTCAACTGCTCATGGTGAAGAGCTTTTTGAAGAAGAGATTGTGGCTGCTCTTTCAGCTTTTGACCCGGTTTGGGAATCGTTGTCGACCAAAGAACAGAGCCGCATCATACATCTACTGGTGGACCGAGTCGGATATGATGGGAAGAATGAGAAGATTACTATCACATTCCGTCCTACCGGGATTAAAACGTTAGCCAGGGATTCTGGGTACACCAATGGGGAACACGAAAATGGCAGGTGAGAATAAAAACGACACCAGCGCTCTTACTCTTGAATTTAACATTCATTTCAAGAAGAAGAACAAGGGTAGGAAATGCATTGAAAATGGAAGTGCGCAGATACCACCGCGTTTAATGCCTGGGAAAATACCGCGAATTTCTCGTTTGATGGCGCTGGCTATCAGGTATGACAAGCTTATCCGAGAAGGAAAGTTGAAAGATTTCGCGCAGCTGGCGAAACTCGGACAAGTCAGCAGAGCTCGCGTGTCTCAGATTTCGAATCTTTTGAATCTTGCGCCTGATATTCAGGAAGAGTTGCTTTTCTTAGGCAGGACGGTGAGCGGAAAAGATACGATTACAGAACGACACATGCGGCCAATCCTGTCAAATCTATCATGGAACGAGCAGCGTAAGATGTGGAAAGAATTGAAAGAGCAGGTAATGAATAATGATTAAGGATAATACAGATCCAATGGATAAGTGGCCTGAGTTCATGGAAGCTATCAAGAAACGGCTTAAAGCTGGGAAACGGGAGTATGGGGATTGCTCGTTCACATGTCCTGCTTCTGAAATCGCAGAAGAAATTGAAGAAGAGCTGCTCGATGTAGCGGGGTGGGCGTTCTTTTTGTGGTTGCGAATCCGAAGAATGAGAAAATCGTTTATTAAAGGTTCGGCTTTAAATTCAACTTAATCATCCAGTCCACGATGGCTGGTTGAGTCTTCATCGACCCAATCCTCTTCCTCGTACACCATCCATTTTTTCCTTCCGGGCACCTTGCGAGTCGGTCCAGCTTTATATAACTTACAACTCTTCGGTCCATAACAGAAGGTTTCAAAGCGATATCGTTTATTCGAAGGATTCCATTGATCGACAATCATTTCCACTGGCATCCGGCATCCCCATATACAGGTTAGACATTTCTTTTTATAAGTCGCAGCGGCAA